CTCAATAGAAGTGAAAGTAGTTCCTTTTGAAATGTTTATGTATATTTGCATTGTTCTATTATTCATTGAAAACATAACAAAGCTATGGTAGAAAAGAGTAAATATCAATTTGATGAAGCCTCGGTACAAGCAATCATACACTGGGCAGAAACAACACAATTACCGAAAGAGGTAGTATTGAGTGAATCCGAGCATATCTACGACACGTCTCTGTATGTCAGGGCGAACATCAACGATATTAAGCAACATTATCCGGATGAGTTTTACAATCCAGCTATTACTCGGCTTTATAGATTGAAAGAATTAGTAGAGGGGAGTGACTGAATAGTCACTCCTTTTTTTCATACTTTTGTAATGCAGAAACAATTATTGATAATAGCTAAGGTAAAATCTTAAAAAGCCCCCGGCCTGTTAAAAATCATCTCACCTACTTTTAACACATAACGAGCGAACCCGAATGACCGGGGGCAATGCCACCGTTCTCAGGTTCGCTTTCATGTGTTGTAAGTGAGATGTTGCAAAGATAATCATTAAAAGTTAAAGCAGTCGAATTCCGGCTGCTTTTTTTATGCTTCAATTTCTCTCTTGGCTTATATTTTAGGAGAAAAGAGTTTATGAAAGCGAGTAATAATTTGGTGGAAAAGTATGGCTGGGATAAAATAATTCACAGTCCAAGTAATGGTCGAGCAGTTTTTTCGTATAAACCTATCCATAAAGTAAAATGACAAAAATATGAATACGGATGCAGTGAATGCGGCCCTTCAGGTGGGCAAGGGGATTAGCGATTTTGGCATGGTGGCCATTGCAGGAGCCTTCTTCCTCATTATATGCGGTGTGATGTGGCTATTCATTTTCAAATGGTTCAAACATTTGGTGGATAATGTGATAACCAGGCAGGAAAAGGTGATAAATGATTTGCTTGTGGAAACCAAGGCTCAAAATGAGGTTCTCTCTGATATTAACGAGGGATTGAAGCCTATTTCTCAGATGCAGATAAATTCAGTCTGTAACAACTTCTTTGACCTTGATTGTGAAAGGCTGTGCCGGCTGGTCCGCAATGTGCGCGATGAGAACAATATTGATGATAAGCAGAAGACGAGACGAAAAATAGAAACGCGTTGTAATGCCATAATCAAAAAGCGGAGTATTGAACTTGATAACTTTATTCACCGCGGAAAAAGGCTCAGTGAGTTTATGTCAACGGATTGGGTAAAGAAGTTTTCAGACATAATAGAGTCGGAAATCTATAATCCTGTCGGTGCCAATAATGCACGTGCCTATGCCAATATCAAAACAGCCATTGATGAGGCTAAGGTTGAATTTTTTAATAACATGAATAAATAAGGAGTAACAGAATGAAAAAGAAACTGATTATTGCAGCGATTGTTATCGCTATCATCGTGGGAGTTATGCTTTACATGCACTACACTCCGTTTTGGGTGAACTTGACTACTGTCGTATCATTCGGTGTCGGTGTTATTGCCGGATGGGTGGCTCATGTGGTTTATGACAAATATTTCAAGGAGGACGTGCAGAATGAAAATATTGATTGACAACGGACACGGAAGCAACACTCCGGGCAAGTGTTCTCCGGACGGAAGATTGAAAGAGTATGCGTATGCCCGTGAGATTGCCACACGTTTGGAAGCGGAATTGCGCAAACAAGGCGTTGATGCCGAACGTATCGTCAAAGAGGAAATAGATGTCCCCTTATCCGAGCGTTGTCGTAGGGCAAACGAATACAAGTCCGGTGACACTATCCTTGTATCCATTCACTGTAATGCAGCGGGAAATGGTTCTGCCTGGATGCAGGCGCGCGGTTGGGAAGCATGGACTTCGGCAGGTCAGACGAAAGCCGACAGACTGGCTGATTGTCTATATACAGCGGCCGGACAGCTTTTGCCGGATATGAAGGTGCGCAAGGATACCACAGACGGTGATGCAGATAAGGAAAGCAACTTCTACATCTTGAAGCACACAAAGTGTCCGGCAGTTTTGACCGAAAACTTATTCCAGGATAATATGGAAGATGTGGATTTCTTATTATCGGAAGAAGGGAAGAAAAGTATTGTAGAGACTCATGTTATTGGTATTATTAATTATCTTAAAATCAAATGAAGAAGTGGATGCTGATGGCTGTCGGGATACTAATATTGGTTATTGGTATCTTAATTAAATACAATAGGGGTTTGCATAGTGAATGTGCTCGTCATTCAAATAATATTTCTGTATTAAATAAAGAGATCGAGCGTTATAAAATTCAGGATAGTTTAAATGCTGTTTCCGTATCGGCATTGAACTTGACTATTGATGAGCTGAAAGAGTATCGTGCAGATGATGCTCAAACAATAAAAGAACTCGGAATTAAAAACAAGCATCTTGAGGCTTTGGTTAAAACCGGGATTCATTCAACAGAAACAATCTATGCAGACCGTTGGCATCCACTTCCGGACAGGTCGGATTGTTTAGAGGTTAATAGCAAATGGTCTCATGTGATAGCCTGTTTCAAGGATTCTACGGTTTATTATAATATTCGTGATAGTCTGGCGGCTGCTGTTCATCGAATCCCAAAACGAAAATTCTTGTGGTGGAGTTGGGGCACAAAGGGGTATAAACTGGAATTGGTTAATTTTAATCCCAACACAAAGATTGATTACAATGAATTTATAAAAGTCTCAAAATAGCAGTGAGGGGGTCTCGTGAATAGCGACCCCCTCACCTTTATAGCAGATATTCCTTTAGTGCGTCAATGCCTTGTTTGACACTGCGGGCAATAACATACTTATTTCGGCAGTTTTCCGCTTGCCTTTGAAATTCTTTTTGTTCTTCCGATTGGATGCCTTTCTTTGTCTTAAACTCTATACATAGCGAAGCGTAGCCTTTCTTTGGGATTAGTAGGATAACATCGGATACGCCGGAAGTTACACCTTGCCGTTTGAGATTAGCGGCTTCCCTTATATGGCGGCTTCCACCATTCGGAACAGCGAAAAGAAGTTTATTGGGCAACCTAGGGAATAGCTTTTCCACTTCTTCAAAGAACTTGCATTGCATACGTTCTTCCTCGTTATTTTTCTTCCTTTTTCTTTTGGATGGATTCTTTTGCTCAGCATAACAGTTATAGCAGATATAGCCTGCATCAGTCTTAATGACTGATACAGTTTCTTTTCCGCATACAACACATTTTTCTTTAGTCATTTTTGCTATTCGTTCTGAATAGCTGCTCAATAAGTTGTAAAATATTCGTTTCTTCTCAATGTATTTTAGTCTGTTCCTGCGAAGTCTCCTTTTGTTCTTGGATACAATCATTTGACAACCTCTAACGCCAATGTAGATGCAATTTGAATGATGTCTTTTAGCTTGTCTGAAAGCCCACCGAATCGCTTCACGACAATATCTGTAACTGTCATTTTGAACACCTTCATAGCCTTTTCGCATTATGAAATGTCCAATTTCGTTAGCCTCTTCTTCTGAATAGCAAATTGTAAATATATTATTCATATTTGTTCGGATTTGAATTAAACTTCTTATTCACAAAGCCCATGATAAAGGCTCATACAGCTATATCCACCTTCAGGTTCAAACATATCATCCATGCCGGCATCTTTCCGGTTTACATACTCGAAAACTTCTTCTACTGTTGGATAAGTCTTATTTTTACAGAAACGATTAGGGATGTAGCCCGGTGAGAAGAAAGACGAACCATTTGGGGTTTCTTCTTTCATTCGTTGTTCGGCATCTATCAAGCGACTTCGTCCAAACTTTTCTTGCGAAATTAGCTTTACCTCTTGCTTCCTGCACATAATACAGGGATAGCAACCAACTCGGGAAAATCCACGATAATATAAAGGATTTGGATTTTGTCCAGCAGAAAGGATCTGGTCTATAACTTCTTGTGCTGACCATTGGAAGATTGGGCGGGAAACACTGGCATCATAATGTTCGCACCATTTAAGCACATCTTTTCTACGATAATCTTGCTTCCATACCTCAATAACCTTTCCTTTACGATTCATTTTCACACGTTCGAAATATTCTCCGAAGTAGTTGCACTCATAAGGAAGTTTGGCGCGTTCTTTGCTTTCTTTTGCTCGAATACCTTGAATTATCAAGCAAGGTTCAGTAAGTGAGAGAATATAATCAATCATCGGCTTTATTTTTAATTCAGAGGTGCAAAACCTTCTTTGGGAAGACGGGAATCGGGAACGTTTGATAGACATATCCACAAAATCAGTGTATTTCTTACTTCTCAAAATTACTAATCTGACATCAAGTTGTTTGCACACGTTACTAATATGTTGATAAGTATCGGGATGCTCCCAACCTGTATCACAAAATACGGCTTCTATTTTATCGGCTCCATATTTATTGGCAGCCTGGATTAAACAGGCTTGCGAATCCTTACCACCGGAAAAACTAACAATTATCTTCATGCTATATGAACTTTTTTATTTCACGCTTCATTATCAATTATATTTCTTCGTAATCCTTACACTCTTTGCAATAAAATCCCCAATTATCATCGTTATATTCGTTGGGCATTTTAAATCTAAGAGAATGGTTTAACGCACAAAGGTCACTATAATGTCGTTTGGCTGACTCCTCAACAGCTCTATCCATTTCATCATCATTCAATTCTCTTTCATCCGATTTAAAGTTCCTGCATGTATCACAGAAACGGATGGGTTTCCGTTTCCCCTTTTTCCCGGCAGGCTTTTCAACTTCTCTTAACCAGCAGTTTTCATCCTTGACCGGGCAACATCTACAGTAGTCATCCATTCCGTAGAATTGGCAGTAACCTTCACAGAACCATTCCCGAAATTCTGCGAGCAGTTTTTTCTTTATAAGCTCCTCTTTCAATCAATCCTCCACTTTTTCAAAGTGCACATCTTGTTTATCTTGTCTTTCAAAATGCAAGCAATAATAATCACCGCATTCCGGTTTACCATTAAAGACGCATCTATCACATTCGTATATAAAATCGCTATCTTTTTTCACGATAATTTTTTCTCCATTATATTCAAATACCTCTCCGATTTTTCTTTCTTGTTCCATAATCAAATCTCCTCTACTTTAACGCATAAGAAACAACACAGCAGCTACAGCCCAACCGGACAAAGCCATCATGTAAAATATGAATTTTGTATAACCAATCCATTTAGCTTCTCGATTGAATTTGTTTATTGCTCCTTTTAAGTCTCCGAACCGTTCTTCAATGTTCCACATCACATTTTCTTTGACAATTTTCCTGAATCTCTCCCGTACATTCTCTGGAATGTAGAATCTGTCATCTTTATAGAAGAAATATGTAGAACAATTAATATGACAGTAGTCATTATAGTCCCCAGTATCTATATTGATTGTTATTTCTGCCACGCCTTTTTCTTTCCATAGGTCAATGGCGCGTTTTTCAATTTCTTTCTCATTGAGCTTGGCAAGGTCCGCAAGCTTGCTATACTCATATTCGTCTAACTGTACAATCTTTCTCATATTTAATCTCCTTTCTCCTTAATCCGTTCCAGTACATCCTTGTTGGCTTCGAGTATATCATCGAAAGAGGGGATGGGAAACCATGCCAGCACGATACTGTTTCCGTGAATCCACATTCCCTTTTTATCTAAATTGCTATTTCTACAAAACTTTTCTTCTCGAATACATGGTGTGCCATAACACATCACCAAAACAAAAACTTTTTGCCCCTCTTTCGGCAACCGTTCCTTCACGCTTATCCAAGGTGATTGCTTTGCCTGCCAGTCTGCACCTTTCTTGAAAGCCCGTAATGCAACCGATTTTGCCAATGCCTTGATAGCTATACTGTCTCTTTCATCATAGGCAAGCTCTGCATCTTTATTATATGTACTTTCACTCCAATGAGTGCGGGCTGCTTCTTCTACTGTCTGTTTCATAACTTATCCTTATTGAATGTTCTGATTTATGTAGTTCACAATCTTTTCCAACTTGCTTGAAGCAAAATTGGTTTCATGATTTAATCCTCCATATTAGGTAGTAAATCTTCGATGTATGCCCAGCGCATATAATGATTCTTTTCCGAAAGTTCTTCCCATGGCTTGCTCTTGGTTAAATAGACCAAATCATAAGCACTGTCAATATCCTCCACAATGAGCATCTTCCCTTTGTCTGGCCTTTCGCTTGCATCATGCCACACGCTGTTGATTCGCCAGTTCGCACCGGCAATAAATCCTTCTTTAAATTCATCTGCACCACATTCGCAACAATCGAATGCTGTATTATGACCGTTACAATGTTCGCAATATTCACGTTCTGAACATGGATAGGTCCCATTACAATTATAATGCTTATGAATTGCTTCCCTTGCTGCTTCTTTTATTGTCTGTTTCATATCTTATTTCTTTTTCTTGATTTAATCTTGATTGGATTGTTTTTTGTTCCGGTACCGAACCATTCTAAGCGAAAGCCGTGTATCCGGAGCCAATATTTAAAAGCTGGAATAGTTGTCTGTTTCATATTTTTCTCGATTAAATTATTACCATGACATCACGTTTTCTGGCGAATATAGAATCCGTTATATAGTACGTGATGGCTTTCTCTTCCGCATCTCTCAACAATTCGTGTTTAAGAATCTTATAGTAGGAGTTGGTATGTTCTGTATAGACCATGATTTCCCTTACCCGTTTCAAATCGTCTAAAAAGGATTGAGGGTTATGTTCCTTTATTTTCTTTATATTCATTTGTTTTCCTTTCTTTTATTCCGTTCCCGATTGTCTTCCGAAACACACATCTTACACCATGATGTTTTGATGTGATACGCCTTTCCGTTGCGGTAGATTGTCCTGTCATAGAAGCAGGATAGTAGAAGCGGTCTTTTGCAGCGGCTGCACACCTTGCGCTCTACACCGTCCACCATCACCCGGTTCCTCGGTTTCCGCTTCACTATCTCGCACAGACCGCATTCGGATGCACCGTACTTCCGGCAATAGGCAAGGGAATACTTGCCACATTTGGCGAAAGAGGTGCAATCGGAGCGGGGGACTGTCTGATGGATGTTCATACTATTTGCCTTTTTCTATAGATTCTATTGCCAGGAATATCTCATATATCACTTGTGGGACAATCGCATTGCCGTATGCCTTTATCGATTCCTGCAGCCACTTTGAAAAGGCAATACCGTCCAATCTGGTGGAAATCCCATCATCTCGGCTACAAACAGGGGATTGAGTAGGGAAGTTTTCCCAATCAGGCGGGCACACAAATGGTTCAGTTCTGATGTCCGGGGACTGCCGTCTTTCCGGTCCTTTGCCGTTCCGGGATTGTGACAACTTGTCGTTGGTGTAGGTAACATTCCGTGGAAATCCATGAAATCCATTAGGCCATTCGGACGATTGCTTCCGTTTCTTCGACTCGCCATCGTTTTTGCACCTGCATTTTTCAAATCCTTCACCCGTTTTGCATGGTGTATGTCGGTAGACATCGGAGTTGGAAGCAGCTCTACCGGATAGAATGTTGTTTTCCCATTCCCGTTGCATACTTTCAGGCCCTGCGTCTGCACGGTGGGCAATAAAGAAGACGCGGTCTCTTCTGTGCGGCGCTCCGACGGCACAAGCCGGAATAACAACCGGTTGGACGGAATATCCTTCACGTTCAAGGTCGTTGCACACTGTTTCGACGACGTATTCCTGCCGATGCAATATTCTTTTTCGGTCAACCTCTCCGAACAGAGATTCTTCACGTCCCAACGCAGTTTCACTGCCGGGTTGTACCATTGAGAGGATTCCAGCAACGTTTTCACCAACAACCCAATCGGGCTGAATCTCCCGTATCGCTCGTAGCATTTCCGGCCAGAGGTAGCGGTCATCTTCCGCTCCCTTTCGCTGTCCGGCGCAAGAAAAAGGCTGGCAGGGGAAACCTCCGGTGAGGACATTGATTTTTCCCCGCCACTCTGTAAAATCTGTTTTCGTGATGTCTTCATAACTTTTGCTGTTTGGGAACCAATAATCAAGTATTTTTCTCCCGAACGGGTTTATTTCACAATGGAACACGTTTTTCCAGCCCATTATCTCGGCAGCTATTTCCGGGCCACCGATGCCGCTAAACAGAGAGCCGTGTGTCAATCTTTCACTCATTCTTCTGATTCTTTAGGTTTCCAATCAGACGGTAATTTTGCCCACTCGCGGAACTTGGCGTCGAAGTCGTCCATGTCCCTGAACATATCCATCTTCGATTTCTCTGTCTCTACGAGTGAGAAGAATTCCAGAAAGTACAAATCTGCGCTTTTAACGAAATTGTTATGCAGCTTCTTCAGGTTTCCGAGAAGCAGTCCTTTGGCGCTCATCAAGTCTGCCGCTTCCTCCATCAGCATATTGGCTTCGCAGTTAAGTATGTGTGCGGCTGAAAGAAGGCTGTTCATTCTGTCAATGCTACCATCGGCTGTGGCGGCGTCAATTAGTTGTTTTCTTGGTTTCATAATCGTGTAT